AAAGTTTCTAACAAAAGCAGCTTCGTCTACTATTAAAAGAGAAAGTGCTTCTGAACGTCCTGCATCTTCAGATGTAGGTACAGCTTTAATTTGTGAACCATTTGAAAATTCAACTTGTTGTTTGTTGTTTGCAGTTATTGCTGGAACTAAAAGCCATTTTGGCATAGATTTAATATAAGTTTTAACTTTACGAATAAAGTTTTGTGCTACTGCTAGTTTAGTAGCAATGATAAGAATATTTTTTTCTTTATAGAATATTGCTTGCCAAACAGCATAAGCAGCAACAAGTGTTGATAATCCTAGTTGTCTTGATTTTAAAATAATATTGAATCTATTGTCATTAAAATCTTTAACACAGTCATCTTGAAAAGGATAAGTCTTAAAAGGAATCAGGCCTCTCATAGGATGCTGAATTTTTAAGTATTTATTCATAAAATATACAGGATCTTTTCCACATTTTATGATTTCATTTATTTGTCCATTTCTAGAAAGACGACTAGTCATTGTTAGGAAACCTCATATCCAACTGAAAAAGTGTACTTTAATGTTCTTATTGGACTATATGGACTTACTGTTAATGTTTCAATATTATCATAATCCATTACTTTTTTTGTTTTTAAAGGACGTCCTGATTCTTCTTTGAAAACTTGTTTAATAGATCTCATTCTTGACTCGATCATTTGTTTAGACTCAGATTTAATTAAATCCATCTGTCCTTCAAGCTGAAGATCTTTGGCAACTCTTAAAATAGTTCTGTATTCAAGTACAAGATGATTGTCTTGAATTTTAGCAACAGTTCTTCTATCACTTGATTCTGCATAGTTGTTATATACATTATCAATACAATTTCCTAGTTTTGTAATTAATTCGTAATCCATATTTTTTAAACCTTTTGTATAGAAATAATTATTAATTATCTTTACTTTTTAATTTAAACAGCTAACCTTTGTTCCATTTTTCTGCATTTATATAGTAAAACAGTGTAAAACATTCTTCACATACACCTTTTCTTTTCATTATGTCGACGTCTTCAATTGTAGAAACAGCTTTGTTACACGAACTACAATAAATAGGACAAAAATCAAAATCTTTAGGTCTGATAAATCTAGCAATACCTTCAGTTTTTTCTTCTGTTTTACTATCAATACTTTCCCAACCATTATTCAAGTCGAACATACGAGTCTTTACCTCTTATACTAATTTCTATATTTTTATCTACAATATCTTTTATCGCATCAATATGTGATATGATTATTATAGACTTAAAATATTTTTTTAAACTATTTAATAGTCTTCCACAAGCTTCAACATTTGAAGCATCAAGTGCCCCAAAACCTTCATCAATTATAAAAACGTCTGATTTTGGCAAAGAAGATACATTTATCAAAGCAACTCTAATCGCTATAGAAGCCATCATTTTTTCCATTCCAGATGCACATTCTATAACTCTTTTAGAATCACCATAATCAATAAATATGTTTAAATTATTACCTTTTGTATCTTCAGAAAGTTCTATTTTAAAACTTACAACACCATTTAAAATATTTTCTATTTCTTTATTAATCTTTGGAAGACAAGCATTAATAAGCATAGTAGGAATACCTTTTTTAGAGACTGCAGTTGAAAACAAATCATGTATTTTAAATTCTTGATTTAAGGATTTATATTCTTCTTTTTCTAAGAGTAACTTTTTTGTATTTTCTTCAATTGAAAATATTTCTCTTTGCATTTCCATACTTGTTAATTTGTTTTTATTTATTAAATCAATAGTTTCGTTTAACTCTGTTTTTAATTTTTTTTCTTTTGCAATTAAATCTTCACTATTAAATCCTTTTAACTCTGTAATTAAATTAAGAAACTTTATAATATTTTCTGTATTAGAATTTATTTTTGTTTCTACAGTCTCTATTTTTGATATTAAAGCTTTTTGATCAATTTGATATTTGTACTCCTTAGCTAAAACATCATTATACTTTTTTATTTTTTGTTCAATTCCTTCATTTATTAAGTTTTCAACTAAACCTTGATATTCAAAAATAGAACCTTCTAATTTTTTAATTTCTAAACTTATTTCTCCTATTTCATTTTTAGCACTATGAGCATTTTTTATAAATTTACAAGTAGGATAATCATCGCCACACGGTACTTGATCTAAAATTTTAAGTTGATTATTTGCGTTCTTAGCTGAAATGTTGACGACTTTTTTGTGACTTTTTAAAGATTGTAGTTTTTTATTAAGAATATCTAACTTTTCTTTATCATTATTTAAAGAGTCAATAGGATATTTTTCTTTAAATAATTTAAATTTTTCTAAAGCATTTTTATTTTTTTCTAAATCGTTATCTAGATTAATTTTTTCTCTTTGTAACTTTTCCTGTTTTGATTGTAAATATATGTATTCACTTTCAGCAGTTGTCTTTGTATATCCAGATGGATGCTTTTTAGTATTATTTTTTACTTTTTCAAGTTGTATGTTTATTTGTACTTCTTTAGCTCTTAGCTCTTGACTTTCATCATCTAGTTCTAAAAGTTTTGTTTTGTTTTGACTTATTTGTTCTTTATTGTTTAAAACTAAATTTTCCCAGTCTTTTTCGTTTAGATTTTTAACCTTACTTTTTAGCACTGTAAAATCTTCTCTTGATTCTTTGTATAAAGACTCATAAATGTCAAGATTTAAAAACTTAGATAATACATTTTTTCTTGCACTAGTTTTTTCTTTAATAAATGTATTCATTTCACCTTGAGATGCAAATGATGTGTACAAAAAATCTTCAGAAGTACCAATCAAGCTTCTTAATATTTTTTCTGTTTCTCTTCTTTGCTCTTCACTCTCATCGATATTATGATTTAAGTGCATTAAATTTAAATTAGTTGTAGCTGAAACTGTATTGTTTTTATTAGTTTTCTTTTTTGTTTCTCTAAAAATCTTATACTGATTTGTGCCTAAAGTAATTACAGCTTCAGCATCACAAAATCCTTTTCTTATATTTACAATATCATGATTTTTAAGAGATCCTCTATCAGTAGCATTAAATAGAGTATACATAAGTGTCCCAGGTATAGAAGATTTTCCTGCTCTATTATTACCGAATATACCTACTACGCCAGACAAATTGTCAAAATTAATAAAATTATCTTTTCCATATGAAAAAGTATTGTTAAATTTTAAAGAATTAATTGACCATTTTTGTCCAAAGTTTTTTGTAATATCTTCTGGGATTTTATCTAAATTTTTTACAAAAATGCTGTCTATTTTTTCAATCAATTCATTATTTAAATTTTCAAAGCAATTATTAATTAGCTCAAATCGATCACTTTTTTTTCTAATATTTAAAGATATATTTTTGCTATTTGCCAAATTTTCTTGTACTATATTTGTATTATTTAAAACTTGATATACAATTTCATGTGCTTCTTTTTCATGTTTTAAATAGTAGTGAATTAATTTAATTTCTGCTTGTGACAGATTATGAGCTGATCTTATTCTATAACGAACGCCTTTTTTAACTGGTCTAGCAAAAGCTATAGTGTCTTCTACAGTTCCTTTCCAATCAATTGTTAAAAAAGGATGTGGGTTTTCAACTTGTATAAAAGTAGATTTAAAATCATTTTTACTATTAATCTCCCAATAAACAAAGCCTTTTTTAATATCTTCACCATAATTTTGTTGCACTGTACTTCCTGGGTAGCATATTCTTTTTTCATCATCTAGATATTGAAGTTTGTGAATATCTCCTAAGAATCCAAAGTCATATCCGTTAAAAAAAGAAAGTTTAACTTCACCTTCTAGTTCCCAGTCAACGTCTGTTTTTGATCCTGTTACAGCACCGTGAAAACATGCAATATTAACTTCATTTTCAACAGGATGTACGTTTTTCCAACCTTTTTCATCAAAGCAACTAAAAACACACCAGTTAAAGCCTTCTACACCAGTTTGATATACACCGCTTTTTTTATAAAGAAAAATATTAGAATTATTAATTGCTGAAAGAATTGGTGTAATTGCATCTTGTCTATCCTCGTTTAGAATTAATCCGTCGTGATTACCTAAAATAACATGGACAGGAGCAATATTAGCTAAAGAATTGAACCACCAAGTAAGCATGTCAATAATTTCAGGGGTAATACCTTGCGTTTTACTATGTACAATATCACCACCAATAAAAATACAGTCAAGATCTAACTCCTGTAATTCATCAAAAAGTCTTTCAAATACTTGAAAGTACTCTTCGTGTCTCTTAAGACTTCTAAAATGTATATCACTAATATGTGCACATTTAAACATTACTATAACATCCTTATTTTTGAAAGCAAAGAATCAGTTTCTGTATATTCTTTTGCATTATTATAAATTTTATTAAATTGATCTCTTGACATATCACCAATATCATTAGGACCTCTTGTATCTAATATGTCAACGTTTATGTCATATGCTGAAAGTGTTTTTGCAATTTTTAATGATTTAGAATAAGCATCACTATCTAAAGCTAATTTAATATCAGTTTTATTTTTAACTATTTCTTGAAATAATTTCATGTCTTCAGATAAAACAGAACCAAGTAAACATGTTGCATTATCATTTGTTTTTAATAAATCTAAAGGACCTTCAACAATTGTTAAAGGAATGTTCCAATTAATATTTATTTCGTTAAATATAATATTTTTTTTTGGAATAGTTGCATTTTTATATTTATAGCCGCAGCTTGTGTCTACATCAATATTTCTAGAAACGTAGTAATTTAATTCACCTTTTTTATTATAAGAAGGTAATATTAAAAATCTTCTAAAATCACTTGATGTAGAAAAGCCAGCTCTTAACATACAAAGCTTATGTTTGTTAATTCCTCTTTTAATAGCGTATTTAAAGACATCTCTTGCATCTGGATCTCTTGGACTGAAGTTATCTAAGAAAAACTCAAATCCTTCTGGTAGAAGAACAGAATCAACTTCTTCTTCGATTTCATCCTCATCAAACAAACTAAACTTTTTATTGTTTTTCTTAAAAAGCCCGTCAGGAATTTTAATATTTTTGTTTATTTTATTAACAAGGTAATAAACATTTGATCCTTTTTTCCCACAAACCCAACAATGAAAAAAGCATTTTTCTAAATGTATTACCATTTTCATTTTTCTTTTGTTTGTACTATTGCAAAAAGGACAGCAAATATTTAAATTTACACCATCTTTTGACAAATGATAGTTTTTTAAATTACTATCAAAAAAGTCTAATCTTTTATTTAAATCATTCATTATTTATTACGATACCAGCTTTACAAATTACATATGCGTCAGCTATATCATAACAAAATTTTTCAAATTTTACACGACCTTTATTTGGCCCTCGCGAAATAATTTTTGTAGCCCAATTATAACCCCCTAGATCTTTATCGACCCACTCCATAATTTGTTCTTTTTTATCCTTGTCACTGTTTTTATCTATTTTGATTCCTAATGATTTCCTAGCTGTATTAACATTAATAAAAACAGGCTTAATTTTGGTAATCCTAAATACTATGTTTGATACTATTCCATTAAATCTTGCTAACTGCATCAAAGTTCTTGCTGAAGACATTCCTCTACTAAAACTTTGCAAAGTATCTTCTATATAGATGTTATCTATTAAAATTTCATTATCTAAAATATCTTTCAATATTAGAGATATAAAATCTTCTTCAAACTTCTTTGATTTGTCAAACATGCACTTCGTCTTTGTCAAGTCAACATGTTTTAATTTTTGAAGTTTATTGTCTAAAAAAAGAGACATACCTACAATAGATGTTGATACGTCTAATCCAATACTATATTTTTGTTTTTCCATTAATAGTCCATTTTTAGTCTAAAGAGAATAGAGTCTGAAAGCTTTTTGGGCGCTGGTCTTGCTAATTTAGCTTTTGCAACAATATTCAGATTCTCATCGTGTAAGTTTATATCTGTAATATAAACAAAACTTTCTTCAGAGTTAAATGCACTTTCATCATGTCTTAAATCTTCATTATAAGATTTATTTGAAGACTTATCAAACAAACCTTTTCTAGCAGGAATATTTATTTCATTAACGTATAAATAGGAGTTTGAGAAAAAGTTACAGCTAAAGTCATCTTCACCAAAATATACTAATTCTGGTCTATTTAAAGAAGCAATACCATCTTTATAAAAGATATGACCAACATAATTCCAAGAAGCTACTTTAGTTTTACAATTATCTCTATACAACCCTCCATTTTTATTATCACTAAATTTTAAATTAATATTTCCATTTGAAGTACTTACATTATCATCTAAGATTTCAAATGTATCTTTTTTAATATTTTTATTGTAAAATTTACTAGGTATGTCAAAAATAGTAGTAAAGATACTATCATAATCTTTATTAATAACTGAATATGGTACGGGTAATCTTAGAAATTGTATTTGTGTATTTTTATATTCAAGAGATTCAGTATGACTATTATCAGTACTACTTCTATTTACAAGATCTGATATGCTTTCTTTATAATGTCTAAGAATTGGGTTGCTAAAAGATATTTGATATATTTCTTTACATTCTTGTTCTAAATTAAGAACTCTTAATTTTTCATCACTAGTATAATTATTTAAGTTTATATCTTGTCTATCAAGATCAATTTCAGAAACATTTGTTATTATATTATCATGAAATATAAAATTGCTGTAATTAAATAGTTTATCTTTAGAAATATTTGGTGTAACGTTTATGTTTTCAAGTCCTACATCAAAAATTGTAGCTAAATCAGAAACTTCTCCATTATCATCAACGTTAAAGAAGTCTTCAAAAAAACTTTGAATAGTATCTATATCTTGTTCATTATAGTTTAAAAAATTTGGATTTTTAACTAAAACATTAATATTATCATCTATGTCTAATAGTCTTTCTGGAGTTATATTGTTTGATCTAGAGTTATCTAAGTTCCAACTATAATTATAATTCTTATTTTTATGAATATTTTCAACAGTTATGTTAAAATTTAAAGTTTCATTAAAAAGACTATCGTCCAATTTTATGCTATTATTTGAATATTCATTAATTATACTGTTTATTGGCTCAAAATAAACATCTTGAATGCCATTGTCATTAGGAAGTATTAAAAGATTTCTATAAGAAATATTGCTATTTATATTGATTAATCTATTACTGTGACTACTATCTTTTAAATTTTTGTTATAAATAGACTTTTGTAATATACCTGTTTTTATATCATTATGATCATCTGTATATGATAAAAGAGAAGAATTAGAAATACTAAAAAAATCTCTATAAATATAATCTTCTTCTTTTCCTCCAATAACAATATTAGGTTTTGTATGCTTTATAAAATCAGTCAAATAATTTTCAGATGAAACTTCTAATCCTCCACAAGTATTTGCAAGAAAAGGATTGAAAATACAAGAATATCTGAGATTTATTTTAGTAGCATTAGCATTAAAAGAACCTCTTTTTTTAATAAAATAAGGTACATAAAAAACAGGAACGTAAAATTCAATATTTTCTTCTAATTCAATATCTTCAATTGTTTTGTTACATATATTGTTATTTATAAAATCAACGTTTAATACATCTGAATATATTCTAATATCATGTATTTCTCCATGGAAAGATTCTGAATTACTATTTACTCTATTTTCAAAAGTTATATTTCCAGTATAATTCGGGTCAGATGTCAATATTTGACCATCATCTTGCCATTCATTTTCTTTTCCTAGGGATATATCTTTGTCAAATTCTCTAGCAAAAATTTGGTAAAAAACATGTGAATAGTTAACATTATTGCCATAAATAGGACGATTACCTAGACATATAAAACTATTTCCAGTATAATTTTCTCTATTTTCAACAATTTCAGTTTCAAATAACTTTACTCCATCTATAAAAAATCCTAAATTAACTTGATTGTTCTGATTTTTAAAATAATTTAAACTTAAGTTATACCACCTATTATTTAAAATGTTTAAAACAGAAGAAAGATAAAGGCCTTCTATGTCATCTTTTACAACATCTGTGACTAAATCATTTAAAGTTAGATAACTTTTTAAGTTATTTTTTGTTTTTTCTCCTAAAGTAATACCAATTCGATGTTTTAAAGAAGAAGTGTTTCTTATTATATAAATTGATATTACATTTGGAACGTGAAAAATACATTCTGGATTTGATTCTGATGAATAATTTTTCCTTAAATTAAAATACAAGCTCAGATTAAAAGAATTTCTATTTATAAAGTTGTATTGATTTTCACCATTACTTTTTATTGTATTTGGCCAAATAATACAATTACTATGATTTAAATTATTATCAAATCTTTGTGAAAAGAAATTAATTGAGTTCCAATTACAGTATCCATAATTTAAATCATTGTAGAAATCAAGCGAGTAGTCTTTTTTATAGTCTCCATATAATCTATTCTTTACGTAATTCTTTTTTTGCAAACTAAAACTATCTGGTAAAAAATGTTGTTCTATTCTGTCAATTTTGTAGCTATTTCTAAACAAAAAGCTTTTAATGTCACTGTTATTAACTGTATAATTTACAATATCTTGATATTGATTTCCATTAAATGATCTATAGTTTTCTATTTTATCTTGATACTCTTTTCTTTTTGTAAAATAATTCTGAGTATTAACATTTGAAGGAATAGGATCATCAGGAGTTATAATGCTATAACTTTCATAAAAATGATCATTTTCACTTATATACGTGTACAAGTTTTTTAAGTCTACTCTTTTTAATGCAATACTTAAATCAGATTCATTACCGTTTAAGTTAAGTTCACTTGTAGAAAAATTTCTATAGCTATTTATATTAATTAAACTTTTAGAGTCTATGTTTTGGTCGTAAATATATGTTGTAGGATCAGAATTTTTGTATTCTACTTTTAGTAAACTTTCTACTTTGTTTTTAACAAAATTTTTGTGTGTTAAAGGTATGAAAGTCATACTTTTTCCTTAGTAATCAAGTCTTATTCTAATTGATAAGTCAGTTTCAGGATTTTTCTCTATAGGTCTTGATGTTTTTGCAACAGCTAACAAATCTCCGTTTGCATCATATAAACCAACAGTAGTTACAAAACAAAAAGGCTCTTCTCCATTAAGCGCAATAATTTCACCATCACTATTTGTATAAGATGGATTTGTGGAATAATTTAATTGTGAAGGTGCTGCTCTACAAAATATTAAAGATGAATTAATCGCGGTTTCATTTCTAAAAGCAATAGAAGAAGACTGATCTCTTCCAAATCTTGTATCACATAAATGATCAATAACACCATCTATTGTTCCACTTGTCCATAAACTAGGATAAAGCTTTCCGTTATGTAAAGTTACTCCATCAATTTCTTCAAAAGTAGTTTGATCATAGTATGCATCTCTTTGTGCAGAAGTCATTTGACTCCAAATAGGATATAAACCAGATGCAGGTGGATTATCACCACCTGCTACATCATTAATTTGATTATCACCATCAGCATGATACCAAACAGACATTATTTCAGTGCTAGCATCATCTTTAACAGCTATAAAACTTTGAAATTCTACTCTTGTGTTTCCTGTATCATCTAATTTGTAAACAGGATAGTACCATTTTTCCTCACCTGCATTTTGACCATCTTTTCTACCAAAAATCGCAAAAGGACCATTTACGTCGAAAGATAAATTTGTTCTTCTTGTTGAAGTTATTTCTCCTCTAATGTATTGATCTGGATCAAAAGTTCTTTCAACATCTAAGATTATAATTCCACTATCATAAAAAATTAAACCAACGTGACTTCCTGAAGAGTCTGTTAAAGTTGATATTTCCCCAGAAACTGGACTTACTGTAGTATTTGTAGCAGATAAAACGTCGGTAATTAAAGTTTGTGCTGTGTTTGCTGAATTTGCAATTGTAATTTCTTCTGTAAGATTTGTTGTACTTGATCCTACTTGATTATCATTTGCAACGTCTATAAATTCCGAAAACAGTCTGTTAGCGTTTTTATAAATCTTAAGACCAAAAGATCCTTTTCTAATGTTGTCTCTTGTAAACAAACGTCTAAAGCAAAGAAAAATAGCACCTCTAATTTTTTTTGAAGTTGTTCCTGACTTCTTTTGATCATCTGTAATATCTGCAGCTTCTGCAGTTACGTCATGTGGTAGAAAAAAAGTAGAATCTGCGTCGCCTAAAAGATTTTGAGCAAATTGTTTATAAATACTTACTTTTTCTCTCATCATAGGTAGTTTTGCAGAATCTGTAAAAATTAATTTACCACCACCGTCTTCAGTTGGATTTAAATTATTTACTGTGATTGTATTACCATCAGCACTTTTTTCCATTAAAGAACCAATTGTAACGTCAAATAGAGGGTTTGAAGTTCCTAAATTAAATTCTTGATCGTGTACAGTTTGAAAAAGAGAACTAGTAAAAGTTTGTTGATCTACACCGCCACTTGTAAAAACTTCATAAGATTTTCTTGTATTTGAACTAACACTAGCAATATCAGATTGTACAACATCCACAAGTTGCTGGACTGATGTTTTTGATGTATTAATGTTACTTTGATCTATTGTTATAAAAGATCCTGTTAATTGATTTGCCATATTTTAAATTACCTTTAATTAAGTATTTGGTTGAGAAATTTGTATTGGAATTACAATAGAAGCACCAGATGATTCTCCAATAACTTGAATTGAAGTATTTATTCTATTTGCATTACCTATTGTTGAAAACTTTGCAAAAGAATTAGAAGTTACAACTCCATAAGATTTAATTGTAAATTCTGCACTTTTTTGATTTAACCAAGCTCCGTTAGTTTCATTTGCTGTAGAAACTTCATAAGTTTTAATACCATTTAAATCAGTATCAATAAAAGTAGCACTTGTATTTCCAGTAATATCTAATAAAGCTCCATGTAACTTAATTATAAAAATATCATCCGTAATGTTTGGGTTGAGTGTCGAATTAGCATCGATAGTAGTTAAGAAATTTTTAATCTTAACAGTAACTTCAGAATCTTGCGCATCGTCAGAGTTTGTAAGTGTAATTGCAGTTGTTAAACCATCATCTCTAACTAATTTAGGTAATTCATTAATTCTTGTTAAAGGATTAGGGAAAGAAATAATTGGATGTTTTATTGCAATATTTTCATTAGGATTAGCTTCAAATACAGGAGTATTTTTAATAATTTTTTCTTTGCCTATTGTAAGTCCATATTTTGTAAGTAGCGAATAATCAATTTCATCATCTCCAAACGAAAAAGCTTCAATACTAAAAGATCCGTTATTTTTAGATAAAAGCTCACGTCCTCGCTCAGTTAGAACTGCATCAATAATAATATTGTTTGTTGCGTGATTTAAAAATCCCATTTTTAAGTAATACCTTTCTTTTTAATAAATATAACTTATTCTATTTAAAGGTTAAATTTTATTCTTCAAACTCAAACCCATTTATATTTATTTCATTGCTTAATTTTTGTCCATTTTCTAAACTAAATATTCCTAATTTATAATTACCTTTTAATAATTTTATATAAGTTTCGTCTTTTTCAAAAGAAAAACATTCAGGTGTAGCAAAAACACTTATTTTTTTAACTTTTTCTTCAAAAGGTGTATTACTAACTATATAATCATCATTATTAAAAAACTTAGTTTTTCTAGGTAAAAGTAAATTTGGCATATGCAAAGGTGCACCAGCTTTACTTACAGTATCAATTATGCATTTTCTTTGTTTACTATCAAAAACTACAGCTATCTGTGTTCCATAGTTTGAAGTAAAACCTCTTGCATCTATTGAACATATTGTGTATATTTGTATTATTTCTTTTTTAAAATCTTTATCAATAAAAACAGTTTTATGATTATCAACTTTTTCTACGATATCATCATCGACTTGAACATTTCTTTCATAAAGATCAAAACTGCTATGAAATTCAATTTGATGTATAATCTTGTAAGGATTTTCTAAACTATCTCTTTTGAAAATTTGATATCCTTTTATATCACCTTGCATGTCAACAGGCTTGTTCCACTTTATTCTTAAATTGTCATTAATTAAATCAATTTTCATAAAAGAAGGTGCTTCAGGTCTTATAGTTTCTTTACACTCTATTTGATCTGTAATGTAAGGATAGTCACAAACTAAAAAAGTATCTATAGTATTATAGTCATTTTTGCTTGGTATCGACATTAAAAACGTAGGGTATATTATGTAAAAATAAGTACTTCCATAAACCACATTATTGTCTTTGATTACTAATCTATCGTTTATTTTATAAATATTAGTTGATGTAGATGATTCTTCTCTTTCATTACTTTTAAAAAAAGATGAAGATTTAAAAACCGGTTCATCTAGAATTTCATCAATTTTATATTTTTCTACTAAATGACCTACATATTTATAATAACATGTATCAAAACCAAACATTGAGTGTCTTTGAAAAGGCACAAAATTTTCTGTAATTCTAATTTCAGATTGATCTCTATTTACACCGTCTTGCTCATTTTTCTGCAGCAAGTTTTCAAAAATATTAATAGATTGTGTTAAGTCTTGAGTAAAAAAAACACTGTTGTTGTTATTTTCATAAAAATTATCTTTTATGACTTTGTTTATACTAGCTTTATGATTTAACTTCATAAAATCAACAGCTTCAGAAAAATCACTACTCTGAATATTGAAAAAATTATTAATTTTATTAATTTCTTTATCCTTTTTGTCAAAAACTACATCAATATAATCTTTGTTTCTATCATGTAGTTTGTTAAAAAAATTTAAATTATTATTATCAAGTGTTAAAGGATAAGTCAAGCTATTTAAGTCAATTAAATTAATAAAATTAATTAAATTATTATATCTTGTATGTTTATTTCTATCATATTTTGCTTTTGTTGTAATATCTAACTCAATAAATCTTGTAGGATTAATGTTATTATTAATAATTTTAACATCTTTACCAGGTTCAGACTCATTACTTTCATAGAAATTGTATATAAATCTTTCATTTACGTTTGTTGAAAAGTCTGTGCTATTTAAAAAATCAAAATTAATCATTTTATTACCTTATTATTTCTACTTTAAAATAAACATTAAAGTTGTCAACATTAAAATTATCTATTGAAACCTTACTATTATCATTAATAAAATTATCTATTAGAAAGTCTAAAGGAATATCTAACATTTTATAAATAGAAAGTAAATCGCTGTCTGCATTTAGTTGAATATTAGTTTCTTCTATTAAATCATTATTTTTAATATCAATATATTTAAAGTTTCTAGGATTAATTGGAATACAGTATGTATCATAGTAAGTGTTATTATACAATAAATCATCAACATATTGTAAATTACCAATCTTATTTATATAATCTACAAGCATATAAAAAGTTGTATTATCTTGTACACTAGTATAATCACTAGGAATACTAAAACTATCTAAGCCTTCTATTACTTTACTTTCTATTTTTGATCTTTTGTGATCGAATATATTAAAAAACTCTTTTTCAGTTAAAGCATTGATTCGCCTAATAATGTTTTTATCTATTTGTCTGTCGCTATTATTGTATTGACTTATGTTGTAAAGATAACTTTTTAAATTTTTGCTTTTACTTGATGACAAATGACAATAAATTAAGTATTTAGTAAGGTTTGAAGCATCAATATCTTCAGAAATGTTAAATTTAATTTTTATTGCATTTTTAAGACTTTTAAAAACATTATTGTTTTCGTCTAACAAGTTATTTGTATCATCAACATAAAGTCTTTCAGTAATATTTTTATTTGGATTAAAATAACCTAAAAAGTTACTCGACGTATTTGTATCTGAAGGGCTTAAAAAGTTTAAGTCAGTCAAAAGAGGTGAATAAATAAAAACTTTAGGAATATAGTAATGATTTAAATTAAATTGATCCACAACATAAACAGTAAATTTAATTATTGTATTCAAAGAAAAGTCTTTAACTAGTTGATTTTTTATACCAAAGCTATAGAAACTAGAGTTATAAAAATCAATATTATTTTGCCCAAATACTTCCTTACTAAGAACATTATCATCAAAATTAAAATTACGTCTATTCAAAAGATTTTTTTCAATATTTTTTATAGTTGTAAAAAAACCACTATTACTTTGATTTTTATATATTGACAAATCACCATTATTAGTATTGTTTTCAATATAAGTTTTATATTTACTATTTAAATAATTACTTTTCTCATAGCTTTTACTTAGCTTATTTATAAATGCCATATTATAAAAATTTTCTTCAATAATATCAACTTTGTAATCTTGAAGATATGATTTTAATTCATCAAAAGACTCGCTACTTGTTAATTCTGATCTTTCTTTTAATAAATTTTCTTCTAAATGAAGAATATATGCATTTATCATATCAAAATAAAAAGACTGCTTAAGATCTGAATCATACAAACTATTAATAATATTATTTAAATTTTGAGTAATTGCAGAATTCCATGTAGTTTGATCAGCAGCAAAAAGAGATTCAAAATTTTGTGATGATTCAGACAAATTCAAAAAACTAAAACCATCTTCATTTTCAAAATTTTCAACTATTTTTTTAATATCAACAATACTTAAACTATGTATATTTGAATCTTTTAAACTTTCATTAATTTCAAAATCAATTTCTCTATTTCTGTCTGAATTGTTTAAACTACTTAATAAAACAGGCACATCAAAAAATTCGTCAAGTGGATTTGGAACGTCTAAATTTAAGTCTTTTATTAAAAACATAGACTTGAATGCATATGATCTTTGTATTCTATTAAAATAAATAAAATATATTTCGCTATAAAGTTCAATTATTTCATTTATGTAACTCAATATATCTAGATTGTTTTCAATATATTCGTCAATTTGACTTTCTTCTTCAAAGTTTTTATTGCTATATTCAGTGTCTGTAGTTCTTAAAAAAGATTGAATATTTTTACATATGCTGTTAAAAATCATATTTTTCTTACTGCAGGTTTCGTCAAAATGATCTTCAATCAATATGCTTTTTAGACTTAAATCTTTAATTCTTCTTATTGTTTTTTGTTTATTAGCATCTTCAAATATTGGTTTTGAAGAAATTGTAACTCTTGTTTTTATATTTTTACTATTAGTAATATCAAAATCATTTGTTAATATATCAACTTTTGTAACAACATCATCGCTGTTTTTAACTAAATTTAATCTATTTTTATACTCACAGAAAAAATTTGTATCTACATTAATAAAGTCACCATAAAAATTATCTCCTGCAAAAGAAAAAGTTTCTCCTCCTTGATAGATATGAAAAGGCAAAGGTATATTAACAAAATTATAGTTTAAAAACAATAATTTCATAAATCTTTCATTTATATTTAATAAATTAAAATTTTTAAACGTTTTGTAATTCGAAGAGTTGTTTTTTAAAGATTTAAGGTTTTCTTCGTTAAACAAATTTTTTCTAATAATTTTTAAATTTTCTGATGAGTTTATTATTTCATCTAAAAAGCTATTACTACCATCTTCACTATCTAGATCAAAATCTTCTTGCTCAATTTCATCTATTTTATAAGCATAATCAGATGATTTTAATCTTTGAATAGTGGAATTAGTAACAGAATCTAATAAAATTGCTTTTTTAAAAAATCTTTTTGAAATTGTATCTTTTACTTTAGCAGAATTAGAATCTAAAGTATTTTTGTTGTTATAATAGTAATTTAAATAAATAGATTGATTTAAACTGTAATCAAAATACTCGTCAAAATCAACACTTTCAGCTTCTAGCGTTAAGTTTTTTAGCATATTATAGAAAAAAGTCGAAGAACTAAAAAACTCATTTTTTGGGTAGTAATTTGCAAGTAATTTTTTAAAATTATTAGCTATGTCTTCTCTATCAGTATTTACCTCAGAGTCTGTTTTTAGTAAAGAGTCTAATCCAAAAAAGCTGGTATTATTAATTTCATAATTTGCAACAAGATCAGCGTGACTATAAACAATATTTTCTTGTTCACTTTTGTCAGTAAAAAGTAAACTAAATATTTTATTATTTTTATCTATTACTGACAAATCATCTTTATCTTCTAAACAATGAGACAATATAATATTATCACTATTTTCAATGTTATTGCTTTTTATATTTGTTATTATTTCATTTAAAAAGCTTATATCAATATTTTGATTTTCAATTTTTTTAATTTTTATACTTTTTACAAGCTGATCTATTTTTATTTTGTAAGATAATTCGTTGTTTATTAAATCTAAGTGTAAGTCTGTATCTAAATTTTTTTCTAGTTTAAATCCTGTGTTTGTTACCAGCTCTCCATCTCTTATTCTAAAATTATTTATTCCTTGATCAAGTATTATTGCAGGAAGATTTTTATAATACAATAAAAATCTCATATCTTCAAGAGTATTTCTTTTAAAAACTGAAAGATTTTTGTTAAGAATTAAAAGTGCTATTAAACTAGCTTTAGTTTTTCCTTGTACGTTACTTATAAACCTGTCATAAATTCTTTTAAAAGAATCTTCGCTATTTATACTATCTAATAATTGATTTGTAATATTATGACTCAAACCTTGGATTCTTGGATTTACAAAAGAATCATCACCTCTTCTAACATAGTCAAGTAAAGTTTCATTTGATAAGTTTTCTGAGCTATTTGCTTTTCCAGTAATAAAATTATTAATGGTTTTAGCTAAATCAAAAATTTTGCCATAATTTCCTTGATTATTAAAAAAAGGTGCTGCATCATTAAAAGGTGAAGGTTGAAACTTATATAAATTTCTAAAAAAATAGTAAAAAGAAGGACCGTCAGTCAATGAAAATCTATAAAATGAAGGATCTGCTTTACTTATAATTCCTTTTTTGTCATAAAGTCTTTGACTATTAAGTAATTCTCCCATTTCTTCGAAATTATTAGTTTGGGCTATTTCTGTAAATTCTGATAAATCACTACTTCCGTCAAATTCTGATTTAAAGTTTACAAGCTTTATGTTACTATTGTCTTCTTGATCAAAATAGTTTAATAAATTAGATTTTTTAGAGTTTTCATTTAAAAAATCAAATATTTTAAAATCTGAAATTTCTGACTTCAAGTTTAAATTATTTTCATTTTCAAAATCAATAAATTCTAAAGAAACTTCACTTTTGTAGTTTTCTAAAAAAGAACCAGGAGAAATTGTATAAAAGCTTCTTGCCAAATTAATAAAATTTTGAATAATAATATCGTTTGTATTAGTTTTTATTGGTTTAAAATATTCGCTTGTTGAAGTATTATATATAAAAGTCATCCCTTCTTTAAGCTTTTCACGACTAAAGTTGTTAGAAGAACTAGTTCTAATTCGCTGTTTCAACCTGTTGTTTTCTTTAACTTTTTTTGAGTTACTTATTTGAATTTTATTTTCATCAAAAAACTTTGTAATTTGAAAAAAGTAGTCAGAAGAGTTTTCGTCTATAACACTTTTTTTGAGCTCAAAGTTAAAACTATTTCTTTTGATCCTATTAGTTTTTTCTTCTATTCCATTTTTAATTTTTTCTATAATAAATTGACTTCTATTAAGTTTACTAGTAAATAAATTATGTAAAAAATTAGAATTGTTTGCTCTTATGTTTACAAATAAGTCAAACTTATTAGTTATCTTATTGAATTTGCTCTCTAAAATTGATTCCTTGTAACTTAAGACACTTTCAACTGTAGAGTCTGTAATAGGGTTAGAAAAAGTATTTTTTTCAACTGCATAAAGAAAATCAACTTTATTTTCTAATTCACTTTCTTCAATGTTGTAAATAAAGTTATTTATATTTTGAAAGCTTTGAGTGTCAGATCTGGCTAGTGTTATTTCTCGAGGAAAATCACTTCTTGAATTAGGAGTTATAATCATTATATATTACCTTCATAAAGATTAGTTATATGCATATAAATATAATCTATAAGTTTTTATAATCTTTTAAAATGTAAACGTTGTTTTAACAAAAGATCTGTCTGATATTAAACTTTTAAAAGCGTTAAAATAATTTAAATAATTATTTGAATTAAGCTCTTCTTTGTCAATTATGCTTTTTTTAATATTGTTTATAATTTCAAAGCTTTGACTATTAGACGTATTTTCAAATAAGAAATTATAAAAGTCACGTCTAATTATAGCTTTATCAGTTTCAGAAAAACTAGTATTGTCAAAGTTTAGTATTACATTTTTTACGCCATAAATAGAAGTTTCATTAAAAGGTATATTGTATGATCTAAGTATATTGAAAGGAATTGGCAATATTTTAATTTCTAATTTAAAAAAATCTATATTTAAACTTGTACTATCTGGAACAAATAATATTTTCATGTTTTCCTTGACACTAATAAAATTATTTTCTATATTACTAAAATCAAAAACATCCTTTATAAACTTTAAGTTACTTTTGTTTCTATTATCACCGCAAAATATGTCTATATTAATAATACAATTTTTTAAAAAATTTTCAACATCAGGCGAAGTATTTTCACTTGCAGTAAAATATCCATATTTTGTTGACAAGCTTTCAAAGTCTTCTGTATCGACTAAAGAAATATTAGAGAAATTTAAACTATCATCTTCTTGATTTAAAACATCAATTCTTAAGTTTTGTTGAAATTTTTGATTTAATGTGTTAAAACTACTATTGTATCCATAACTTAAAAAGCTAGAAGACTCAATAATGTCATCATTTGATCTTATAAAAAATTCAAACTCGTTTAAAAGTATATTGAAACTAAAAGTTATTCTTAATTTTTTTGAAGATCGACTTGTACTTAAAGAAATTAAATTTAAATTTCTTTCTAAACTATTTTTATCAAACCAAAACGTAAAAGAATCTTCTTCTCTACTTAACTCAAAAAGACTTTTTTGTTCAAATTGTATTTGATTAGATGGATTAAAAATCTCGCTTAGATAAATTTTTTGTACTTCGTTTGTTATAATTCTATTATTAATATTGTTTGACTCAATCTCTATTTTTTTAATTTTAATTAATTTTGTAATATCACTTTTATCAAAGCTGAAAATGTTAGATGATTGTGAATCTTCTACATTTAAGTAATCTAATTTAAAAGATTGTTGTGTGTTAAATCCACTAATTTGATTTGCAATTTCTGGAAATACTCTAAAAATAGCATCAGAATCATCGCTGATACTTTGTCCAAACAATGATCTTTTTGCTTCATTTGTAAATCTGCTTAAAAAACTATTGTTATTAGATAAACCATTTATAGTTCTAGATGTTACAGGAACACTATAAACAAATTTTTCTTCATCGAAAACTAAATTATTTTCATCGTTGTAAAAAAGAAAAGTTACAGATATATTTTTTTCTCTTCTTAACGATATAAAATCAATAAACATTGCGAAAATAAAGTTTTTATTTTCATTTACAGAAGAATTTTCAAAAGACGTATTGTTACTACTGTCTATACTTATCGTTCCAGTAAAACTTGTGTAGTTTGGATTATATTCTAAAAGCTCTTTTACGCTGTTAGAATAAATTATTTCATATCTATCATCATAGTTAAAAACAACTTCAAACCTGCTTAATCCTAGTAAATCAAAATCATCTTGTTCAAATACTCCTGGAAATTGATTTTTTATTTTTAAAGATGGTTGTGTATTATTTGGTGCTGTATCACTTATGTCATTTTCAAAAACAATTATTGGTTCTAATGATCTTCTAAATGAGTCTTCATAAAAAAGTGCAGCATTAGCAACCCTGTTTTCTTTTACTATTTTTGAAAAATCAATGCTAAAAAAAACATCTGTATAATCAACTATATTTCTATTGTTTAACAAAGTAATTCTTATTTTGTTTAATTCATCAGATAAAATCCTACTAGAAAATGCTTTACTTAAAACAATATAAAAGGTAGACTGAGTAATACTAATATCAAGATTATTATTTAAAATAACTGAATCGTATCTGTCTTTGTTGTTTATACTAAATCTTGTTGTAAATATATTGTTAAAGGTACTGCTTTCAGAACTTTTTTGATAATTTAAAAATGTATTTTTTCTTAAGTCTTTTCCTATTGCTTGTTTTATTTTGTTGCTACTGTCATTAAACTTTTTGTAGTTAGGTGTATTATTTAAATCAAATATACTTGAAAAGTTTTCTTTAAATTTTTCATTATTTTGACAAATCAATTCAGCGTGAGTTATATCGTTTAATAATTCTGTATTACCTATAAAAATAGGTAAAACAAAATAAAATTCTTCTTCGTCTTCTCTTGTAGGTGTATCACTGCTGGTTACATACAAAATACTATTTTTATCAAAGTCTAAACCTGCGTTTCTATTTAAAAAGCTTGTCATTTTTTATACCTATTATTCTATTACAATTGTAAACATACATATAAATGAAAAATATGCTGATAGTGCGAAAGTATTGTTTCCTTCTAAATTAACTTGTCCGTTATTAAAGTTAAATAATACATCAAGATCTGATGCATCATCTCTTGTGTTTATAATTTTACCTACAAGATAAACTTTTTTTACAGTAAGTGTAGATTTATCATAAAATTTTCCAATTTTTATAAAATGAAGTTTTTGCAAAGTTTTAGAGTTATCATCTTTTTCATGCATTTCAAACAATAAACCATTAAAATCAGATATTTTTTCTACTTCGTAAACTTTTTTTTGTATATTTTGATTATTATTTAAACTTCTTACTAAACTTAAAATTTCTTCTTCCCTAGATTGAAAATTGCTTGTATCTAAAGATTTATAGCTAGTTAACAAAAAACCTACACTATTTTCTTCATCTAAATCATCAATGTTTTTAAAATTTTCTCTTTCATATATTTCAATTCCATCATTGTTAATAGGAGGCATTAACATAAAGTTTTTTTTGTGAGAAAATCTTTTATCTAAAGCAATAGTTTTAAGATCCTCCTTGTTCAATTTTGTTTCTCTTATCGTATCATAAGTGTTTACGTTATTAAAATTAAGTGTATTGTTTAGAAAACCATTATCTATAAATTTAATATCAACAGAGTTATTTACAAAGCTTTTTGTTGTTAAGTATTTTAAGTTTTTTAAATTTTGTCCTAAAGAAAAATTTGTAAAATATTCTTCAACTTTATCGTCAAAAGAGATGTTTTTCGTATTTCTAGATATTACATTGTTGTCGTTTAAAAAATATTCTTTAATATCAAATTCTGGATTTATTAAGTCATTTACTTTAGTGTTAGTTTCTAAAGGAATATAGTCAATTTCAGCTTTAGATACATCACTTTTTTTTAATTTTGACAAATCGTGATCTTTTGTATAAATAATTGATTTATCACTAATTGTTGCGTATTTATATCTAATGTCCCCGTTTTGAATTTGCGACCTACCATTTTCTGTAATAACAAAATCAATAATTCTACTTTTTTTGTTTAATATTCCTGACATCTTTATTTCTTTCTATAAAACATACTTTAATCTAAATATTAAAAATTTATATCTGCATTGTAGTTTGGGTGGCTTTGGTTAAGTTGTGATAGGGCATCGTTTGGATTTTCAATATATGGATAATAGCTTCTTGCATAAATATCTGTATTATAAGTTTGTGTCGTATTGCTTTCTTCAACATATGAATAGCCTTGACCAAGATATTGTTTTACAATTGGATAATTTACAATAACTTCTCCACCAGTGCCTGTTTCAACTGTTGCGTATGATGAGCTACCATAATCCATATCAGCAAAATGACCAAATCTATTAGTTTTAAAATGAAATTTTCTACTATTTTTATTTCCACTTAAAACACCATATTTAAAGCCATCTAAATTTAAAATTGGATATCTGAATTTGCCTTTACTAAATCCATACAAAAAGTTCTTCATTGTATCTTCTTGACTATTTATGTTTCTATATCCTTCTGGGTTTTGTTTAATTTCAAAAAGAGGAGTACCAAATCTTCTTATATCTTCTGCTTTTTTATTAGACTTTGCTATTAAATCATTGCTATAAATTTGAGAAAAGTTTTTTTGTATAGTACTAAAATCGTTATCATTATCTCCTATTTCAATAAGCAAATTCTTTTTAATTGATAAATTTGAATAAGGGATTTGTTTAAACTGTTTATTACTTACACTGCCTATTGTTAAAGGAGAAGTATTAGACGATAAATTAATTTCAAAATAAGGAGTTTCACTATTAATATTTTCATTTATTTTATAGTTTTCTTTTAAGCTTTCCTCATAGATTCTTATTATATCGTTATTTTCTATTTCAAAACAAGGTGATTTTGTACTTACAAAATCTTTCTTAGTAGATATATTATCAGAATCAAAAGCAATAATTTCAATTATATTATAGTCATTTCTTGGATTAGCTGGATCATGCGGATTATTTTCATCAAAAACAAGAGAAGTAATCCCATCTGTATTTACATACATTTTATGAACTTTATATACTAAATAGCTGTTTGTTTTTACAAATTTATTAAATTTTTTCTTGTATATTTTAGATCTGTATACTTTTTCGTTCAACTTTTGTAAAGTATTATTAGGTGCTAAAATTTGTTCTATTCTATTATCAATTAGTTGCTTATTGTTTTCTAAATATTTTTTATGAATAAATGTTAAAGAATTTTTATTTAGCAAATAATAATTGTTAAGATCTTTAGTGTTGGGATTTAAAAAGTTAATATCAGGAGTTAACTCGCTATTTGTATTATTAGAAAATTTAGCTAAACAAAGAAAAAGTGACTTACTTGACAATTTAATTTTTTCTTTAATTGCTTCATTTGTATTACCATCGTTGCCTATATCTATAGCATCAATTTCACTAATTTTCCATGGATAACTTCTTAATGATCCATTTATATAAAATCTAGATTCGTTTTCGCTTAAGCTAACAGGTAAAATATCTAAATTTGGATCTGATTCATAGTCTGAAGTTTTTCCATCAATAACAAATAAGTCATATACATTTGGATTATCAATAATAGAAGTATTATCGTTTAACTTAGCATACCATGCAGGTGTAGTAGAATATTGAGCTTCGTTTGTTCTTGATTCATATCTTCCGTAAACAATATTATTATCAACACCAAAATATGATTGTGGTATTTCTAAAGTTTCCCAAAAATAAAGTGGAATAGCGAGTTGATAAAAATTATCTTCTATTCTTGTAATTTTTGCAATTTTGCATACTGCTTGATCAATTGTCGAATCAGAGCTTTCAAATATAAAAACATCTAGTATGCTTCCTTCTCTAAGATTTAACTTTGAATTTTCATCTAAGTTTGATGTGAGACTTGTAAATTCTAAACTATTTAGCTCAAAAACCAAGTGCCATTGTGGTGAAAATACATTACTGTTTTCTTTGATATCATTGCAGTATTCATCTAAGTTTAAATTAGAATCAAAGTATTGTAACGAAAGATTAGAAAAATTCGATCTACTGCTATTAAACTTACTTATATTTTTATTGCTAATAATAAAATTATGAAATTCTTGTTGGTTAGAAAAGTCTAAACCGATTTCAGAGTCATTTTGTGATATAAAACTTTCAAAGTTTTGAATTTGCAATCCATTTTGAAATTTATCTAAGCTTGAATTAGGAAGAACAAAATCTTTTATTGATAAATATCTTTCATATATTTTATAAAGATTAGCATTACTTCTGCTAACGTTAGAAGAAGCAGAATCTTCATTGTTAGATTGTAAATGTATTTTAGTTTCTTCTGAATAATCTACTGTATAACTGTCAACGTCAAAATATATAAAGGTTTTAAGACTTTCACTTCCTGAGTCTATATATGATACAGACTTATCGTTAACAATAATATTGTTTATATTGTTTAGTATATTTTTAAACTCTTCTAAATGATATGTATTATGCCAATTATTAACTAAACTATTAGAAAAATTTAAGTTATAGTCTGAAATTTCTGCATCTGTAAAGTTTTCTGTAAAAATAATTTTATTTGATGAAATTCCATTGTCATCTACATCTCTAAAGTCTATACCGTTAGTTTCGCTTTTTCCAAGACATCGTTTATAAATAAAGCCTATAGAAGGATTAATAGTATCTTTCAGATAGATTGTTTTATCAATGCTTGAAGTTTCTTGTGTAGAAGTAATAAAACCAGAATAAGTTCCAAATTCTTTTGAAGAGTTTAATCCTATTAAATTCTTGCCTAATATAAATTCATCTAAAGATTCATTAACATCGTTTAGATCCCAAACTTGATCAAAGTATGATCCTTTAGTTTGATATATACTTGCTCCACTTTTTTCTATAAAATCATCTCCAATTATTGTTTTTGTAATTGATTTAGATTCATTGTTTTTATATTGAACATCATCAATGTAGTCTCTTCCTATTAAAGTAATTTCTAACTTGTCATGCAATTTAAAAACTGTAGGCATAACTTGTCCATTTGCATTAGATGATATACCTACAACTAATTTATCATGTGGTTTTAATAAGTAGCTTGAATTAATTGTTGGATTTTTACTATTTCCAGATTGTAAAAGCTTTCCACTTTTTGTCTTATAAGTAGGTAAATCTTGATTTGAAATTGGGCTTTTATCAATAATTCGATCTGATACTATTCCAAGTCCATTTGATTCTCCTAGATATTTTCCTTCTAAATTGTAAGATTGATTATAGTAGCTTTCTTGTTCAATTACAGCTGAGTTTAAATTATTTTCCAGTAAAATAAAAGTTAAAGCAAAAACATTAGCAATTCCAGAAATTAACACATTGTTAGGATAAGAAATATTACCGCCTGTACTAGTATCAGTTATCAAAAAGTCTTGACTTGGGTTACTAGCATTAAATATTGACCAGTCTGAAACTAAAAAGTTTATACGTGAAGTAAAAGGTGAATCTGACTTAGTCTGTAAAGTAAATGAGTTACTTGGAAACTGCACGTCAATTAGATTTCCTGATGTGTCTTTAACTTGTTGACCAAGCCCTAAATAAGGTGAATAAAACATTACCATCACAATGATAGCATGGAGTGCTAAATTTTTTTCTTCCGGTGTAAAATCTGACCATTTATTTCCATCACCAGTTTCAAATGTAATACCTGAAGCATTTGCTTTAATTGCTTGAAAATAAGAATTTTCAAAGTTAAAAACAGTTTCGTCTGAGTTTGAAGAAAAAATCAACTTGTTAATTAAATCTGAAAACGAAGATTTGTTATCATATGTATCAAATAGTCTTAAGTTTATGTCAAAAATATTTCTATGTCGAGTAATCATTAGTCCAAAAGGACCAGCTGCTTGATATGATTGTGTAGTTTTTTCTATGAATTGATTTATATTGAGCGTTTTATCTTGCGATGCAAAGGTATCTCTATTACTTAAACCAACTGGATTTTTGTAAGAAAATTTTATATGTGTTTCAACAAGTGTACTTTGTGCATACGACAAAGTAAAGGAAAAAATAGGAACTGTATGCGGAATATTGTTCCCAGAAACATCTATACCCATAATATCAGTAATAGCAGTCCCATCTGACCCTGATGCATTTGATAGTTGAAAAAGTTCAGGTGTATTTTTATTATAAGAAGACCTTATTTCAAAGCTAGATTCAATTTCAGGAGATACTGTAACATTTTCAAAATAATTGCTTTTTATTTTATATTCAGACTCATCAGTATAATTAGAAAAGTTTTGATTTTTACAATAACTTTCAACTTTAAAGCTTTGTTTATCAATATTTATATTAAGATTATCTTCATCTTTTTCTTGAACTATATGATTATCAATATTAGTTAAAAGTTGGTCGTCTAATTGTAAAGAAGTCTTTTTTGATGTAATTAATAAATTGGAATAACTAACTAAATCTCTACTTCTATTTAAGTCTAAATCTTCTGAATAAGATGAAAAGATTTTATATTTTTCGTATGTATTGCCTGACAACAAATTTGTATTTGTATTTCCTGCATTTTCCCAAGTATCATTTACATGATTTTCATAAATTTTATCAATTTGACCAACAGCAGCACTATCTGCTCTTGTTAACTTAAAAAAATTTGATTTATTAAAGCTACCGATTTTTGTTGGGTTATAACTAATGTTTGTATTATCGTTATTTTTAAAATAGTATAAATTAAAAACAGTAGATGAATTAGACTTAATATTGTTAAATTCATCTAAATTATAAAGACTTTTTGAAGGAACAATATAGCTTTTAACTTTTAATTTATTTTGATATTCTTCGTATGTTTCAAAATTACCTAAAAAGTTAGATAATTTTACACCTGTATTACTATAAATATTGTTATTATTAATTGTTTCTTGCGAATCATTTGTTAAAAGAAAATTGTAGTGTTGTAATGGTTGTACTTCAATCTTATTACTTAGATAATTTTGATTTTGTCTTTCATTTAAAAGAAAAAATGTTATATTATTAGAAATACAATTTGTATTATCATCTTTCATATTATAATGACTTCTAAACAAAGTGCTATCCGGAAAATTGCCTGTTTCTTTTAAATACCCGCTTGAATAGTTACCTATTCTAACAGGCATTTCACCTCTTGAAGAATAAACTCCTTTGAATACAACTTTTTCTAAGAGAAAATCCTTTGATATATACTTTGACATATCTAATTGATGATTATTATGTGGTTGCCATGTTGCTTTCCAAGGAAAACCATAAGAATCAGAAATTTGTGACAGAGGTGTTTTATTTAATTGTAATCCGCTTGAGCTTGATAAAATGCTGTTATCATTTCTCATACCTGGAGTTGTTAACAATGGTTTACTAAAATGAATTATATTTCTATTTTCTTCGTTTAGTCTAATAATATCGTTTACAAGAAGAGTATCATCTGATGCAAACATGATGTCGTTAAAGATATCTGTGTATTCTTTTCTTTCACCAAATTCTGGAAAGTTGTCACTTTCAACTGCATTGTCAGGATTTTTTACATAATTTGATATACCTAAAATACCATTATAAAGAGAGCTAGATTCTTTGATTCCTTGTAAATAATTCCATTCTCCTTTATTAAAATCCCAATAAGCTGTAGGCATAAAATGTGAGCTTACTGAATAATTTGTATCTTTCATAAAGTTAAAAAAGTTAGTATTAACAAGATTGTCTCTATTTGTCAAAGTAGTATCGTCTAAATCATCTGAAAGATCAAATCTAAATTGACTTTTTGTGCTAGAAGCATTAGGCTTGTTAAATACAAATTTCGTGTTTAACAAGTTCAAATCAATACTTTCATTACCATCGTTATTATTACCAGAAAAGTCTAAAACTATTTTTATTTGTTTTTGTTTACCTAAATTGTAGTCTGTTTTATTTTCAGCATCATAAGTTGTATTATAAAAACTTTGACTTACGTCTTCTGTATGGAGATATTGACTTTCGTCATACGCTTGATATTCTTCTTTGAATCTGTTTTGAATTATAACTTCATCTAATGAATTACTATTAATATTTCTTTGTATTAAAAACGTATTATCTATATGATTAGGTGTGCTTATTATTTTTGATTTGTCAAGTCTGAATTGATTTTTAATAAATTCTTGATCTTCTGAAATTGCATTTTCGCTTAATATATTAGAGTCAGTAGTAATATAAAAGTTATTATTTACACTTCCACTTAAAGATTTTAAAGGAAAACCAACTTCGTGTGATACGTTTTTATTTCCAAACTCAATTAAATTAAATTCTTCAAAAGGGTCTTTGAAGCTTTGCAATAATTTTCCAGTAGTAATTTTTGAAGATGGAAATACACCTTCACTGTAACTAATTTCATCAAGTCTTTTTTTAATTGATTTACCTAGTCTTCCTGACATTTCTGGTTTTGCACCAATTTTATATAATGTTATTGAATCATAGTCAGAGTTTATAATATTGTACGGTAACTGAGGAAATTCTCCTTTAATTGTAAAAATAATGATTTTATTTGCACTATAGCTAGAAACATTTAATGACTCAATACTGAAAGTTACAGGAAGACTATAATTATAAGCTCCAAGATCATTAGACTTAAATACTTTTTTTAAATAAAAATTTACAAACCCTGGCTTTATATCTTTTAATTTTATGCTATTGTGAAGTATAAAATTGTTTCTATTTGAAGCATCTACTTCAACATCAAAAGTCATAAAATATTTGTTTGTTCCATCATTTTGTAAAACTGTTTCTTTTACAATATTTAAAATATTACCAAGGAAAATATTGTTATTTTTCAAATTATTTTTCATTAATCACCATCTCTTAAAAATGCAAATGAATCAGGCATTCCGCCATTAGAGTTGTCTAGGTCGAAACCAGAAGATACATGAATTAAATCTTCATCATGATCTGAATCTATTAAGATTAATTCTTTCGTATCATCAAATGGAGGGATTAAAGATTCCTCTTCATTATAAAAAATAATCTTATTAGTAAATTGTGGTATTGTGCTAGTAGCATTTTCAGATGTATCAAAAATTGTGTAGATTTGTCCATTTATTGTGACTTGAGAATATCTAAAAGATCTTTGTAATAATTCTTCATTGTTAACTATGATATCCTCATCTTCCTCATCTAAAAAGCTTTCTGTTTTAAAAATTGACTTTTTGTTTTCGTTAATTTTTATATCGTTTAAACTAAAAAAGTTAGATAAAAAAACTTGTTTATCTCTTGAAAACACACTTCCTGAACCTGTCATTAAGTCAGCCTTAATGCCTCTTAAAGATTTTTCAGTATTAATATCACCGTTAATTTGATCTAAATGCCCAAATACACAAATGTTTGAATTTAATCTTAATATTGAATATGCATTAAAATATCTAGGGTACTTAATTTCATGAGGCATTAAAAGAAACTCGTTAATATCTTCAATACTTTCAACATCTTCAAAAGGTTCATCGTCTAAGTTATCAAATATAGGATCAGCATTTCTTTGACCATATGAATTCTTAATTTTATATGGATTTTCAAAAGTAGAAATATTATTTCCAGAATAATTTTTATCATCGTTATAAGGAGTAAAAATATGTGTTTGTATTTCTTGATCTTTTTTATAAAAGCTACTATTCATGATATTGTTAAAACCAAAATCTGAGTCAAATCCTACAAACACAGTTCCTTTTCGGAGTGTATCATTTGTAAATCCTTCCCTATCTAGAATTAATCTTTCATTTGGGTGCAAAAAGTCTTTATTTTTAGCTAAAAATTCAATATCACTTTTACAAGAAACATCTCGTTCATTTACATCAAAAAAGACAATTCTTTCATCTAACTCTAACATGTTCAGCCTTTCAGTTTATTGTCTATCTAAATTATAAGAATTACTTCGTCTCGAATATAAATTTTTTCTAGAAAAATCATATTGGTCTTCTTGACTTACTATTGTATTTATACTATCTTTATTTTTGTGCTCGTATTTATGTCTTTCTAAAATATGAGACTCATATACAAAGTTAAACCCTTCAAAACTTACGTTACTTGGTACTATATCAAAAAGAACAGACGACATAATATTATCAAAATATTTAAAAACATTACCTAACGACGCATAATTGATAAGCACTCTGTCACTAAACTTTGAAAAGTACTCTTCTCTTAAGTTATCAATAAACTTATATTGATATTCAAATTTATTTGAAAAACTTTTTATTTTTATGTTAAAATCATTTAAGTCAGAAATTATGTTTTCAATATCATCATTTATAGCTTTTGTTATTGACATGTCAATAGAAACTCTATTTGCAGTATCATATACATATTCATTAGGTACTTCGTGCGCCGGAAATATATTGAAATTGTTTTCTTGATTTTTGTTTTCATCTTCACTAAAGCTTACTATATTAAATTTATTAGACTTAGCGCTTTCATCAATTTTCATGCTTTTTTTCTTAAGAGACAAGACATTAGTTTGAATTATGTTATTGCTTAGTTGATTGCCTAAGTAGTTATAAACATTACAGGCATTCAAATTAACAAAGTTGCTGTTAAATTTAATTAAATTATTTGAGTTATCTTCTAATTTCCAATAGTAAGAACCTTCGTTATCAAGTCTAAAGCGCTCATCATCTTTAACACAAAAATCAAATATTAAATGTTTTAAAGGATTATAAGTAGAAGTTCCTATGTTTTCAATATCGTTCGAATGCGAAACAATTTCAGATTTAGAAAGATTTTTCTTCCAAAGTCTAATATTGTAAATTTCTCCTTCGAATTCACCGTGAATAAGACTACTATCATTTTCCGAATAAAAGTCGACATTTGTGTTTTCACTGCTTTTATAAGATCCTTTTCCTATTTTAATATTTTGAATATCATTTAAATTATTTTGTATATCAATAGATAAACTTTTTTCAAATATACTTTCATTGTTTAATATATTTTTATTGCCTAAGTCTATTAAAGATGCATAATATGTATTACTGCTACCATCTCTACTTTGTGTCAAAACAAAATATTTTTCACAATTGAATAAATCAACATTTTCAAGTATAATTTTATAAACAGTATCATTAGATAAAGCATTTGATTTTGGCTGAATGTATACTGTAATATCGCCTTTAAAAAGATTAGGATCATTTTCTACATATTCTACTAAAATAAAATCCTTTATTGAAAGTAAAGTTTGTTTTTTATTGTAATTTTTACCTGTCATTGATAAGAATTTTTGATTTAGTTTAGTCTTATGCAAAGCATTTTTTTTATTAATAATATCTTTAAAATTAAAAAATAACTCAACAGACCAATTATCTCCTACACCTGCTTCTAAAGTATTTTGTGTTGAATTGCTTTTACTTTGATCTAAACTTTTTGATCTAATGTTATCAATAATAAGTAATAGTTGACTGTTTGGAATATTATAATTATTAGTTTGTCCAATATTTTTATCTAAAGCAAAACTTTCGTCATTTGTCATTAAGTTAACATTATTACCAAAATTAACATAGTTCTTTTTTATGTTTTTAATAATAAAATTTTGACTTTCTTTAATGTGATTAAAAGTAGAATATTCTCTAATATTTATTAGCTTTTTACTTTCTATACCAAAAGAATTAAAGGCAGAGTGTATACTGTTTATTGTACCTTTTGATTTTAAAAAATCTTGTGTATTTATTAAAAATCTTTGCCAGAGTAAATTTTGTATTTTTCTAATGCTCAAATCAGAAAGTATATCTTCATAGTTCAGGTTTTTATTATTTAATTTTTCTTTACTTGGTGAAGATAAGATTTCTTTAAACTTAATGCCATACATTTTACATAGAATTGGAATCTGCATGCTAATTATTTTTTTATTGTTAATTGCATCATAATCAACATTTAATAAGTTTGTAATTGAAGATATATAAAGCTTTAATTTATCAAAAAATCTAGCCCATATTAAAACAATATTTACTAAATCATTATTAGCAGGTACTGGTAAGTTTAAGTTACTTTTGTTGCTTATATTATTATTTAATATAGCTATTTCACTTGGTAAATTATAAGCTTCATCGTTACTATAAACAGGTAAATTTTGAATTTCTGAAGAATTTAAAAAATAATGTTTTGGCATTAAATTAAAAATTAAACTTGGATTATTAGCATCATATTTTTTTGCTAAATTTATAAGTTGATCTCTAAGCTGAGTTGTTATTGTATATGCAGAATTTAAAACAGGTGAATCACTTTTGTTTTCTAAAACAAGTGGTGTATTTTCATTAACTTTATTTAAAGATGTATCAGATTTTATATTTAACACATTATTATTTATTTCATAAAAAACACCATGAAGCTTGTTACCAGAATAATCTATACACAAACAGCTGTTTGTATAGTCTCCTCCAGGTTCATTAAGCCTTAAATAAAGTTTAAGACCTCTCTGAGAGAATATATTACTATTCATTTCTTTTTTAATGGTCTTGTAACTTCTAATCTTGTGAAAAAATCTAAATTCATCTATAGAACCTACAAACCCGTTCATGTTTTGTCCATCATGTAAAACTGAAGTGATTATTGATTCATTGTCAAGTACAAATATTTTTCCTAATGAAAAAGGTGCTTTATTATTAAAGCTATTAGAAAACTGATTTGAATTTAAATTTTGATTTGCGTGATCATCAAATATTTCACTTACAATATTACCATTTACAACAAAAGAAATTGCTTTTCTTTGAGTAATACTAATATTTATGTTTTGAAAAACTTCTGTGTTTATTAGAATTTTTTTATTAATAAAATTTTTATTTATATAAATTGAAAAATTTAAAAAGCAGGTACTTGTTTCTACACCATTTTTAGTTATATAACAAATAAAGCCGTTATCAACCTTGTCTTCAGCGTTTTCTGTATAAACATTTATTTTTGAAAATACAGTTTGATAATCTATTATTGTATTTGTTGCAGTAAGTTCTGGCTTTATCCAAAAATCAAAAGAAAAACTTTTTTCAACCGGATTTAAAATGTTTCTATTTCTATTTTTTGTATCATTTAAAATTTTTCCTTGTTCGTCATATACAACTACAATATCGTTCTGATTAAACTTTGCATAACCTGTTGATGTTGGATAAACATTTTTTAATAAATAATTTGTATATCCATCCATTCTATTAAAAAACTTAATATTTTCAACTTGATTTTTATCATATGGAACATTTTGAATTTGCTCAAAAGCATATGATACTTTACTTACTGCAGAGTCAAAAACAATATGATTTTTAAATTCAGAGTAGTCAATATTTTCTAATTGTTGCGTTGTAAATAAACCTTCGTAGTCATCAATTCTTTGAAAAATTATTGACAAATCTTCTTTACTAAGCTTTTCTGGATCAATAATATTTAAGTTATCAAAAAGTTTATTTAGGCTATCTTTATTGACACTTGTAGCTGCATAGTTATAGCTTCTGTCAACAAAAGAATTTAAACTATCATTATCTTTTGCTTGCTTAGCAATCATTTAAATTATCCTTACTGAGTATTTTTCATTGAAAATATATTTTTCATTATCTGTGACAATGTCTTTATATTTAAACTTAAAATTAATTCTTCTATCTTTAAATATTTTAGGAATAAAAACGTCAAATACATATTTTTCACCATCAAAAAACATTAAAGTTGCTGAGTTATCATAATCTACAATAACTTTATTTGTTTCTACATCATATATTTGATAATGTACATTGCCTAAATTCTCACTAGGTAGTTCATAAGGCACCTTTACGGCATCAAATTCTTTGCGTGTATCAGTAAAATAAACTTTTAAAGATGTTACAGAGTTATCACTACTTATAAAATTTTCATCTATTTTTATTACTGATATAAGGTTTTCAAAGTCAAAACTTTCTTGAGTCTCACTGATTACAAAATCAACTCTTTGAGTTTTAACTGTTTTAATATTTGTTCCGTCATCTGTCCAATACCAGACATAATTTGCTTCTAGCTTATTGTTTTTAATTAAGCTGCTTATATTATCTTCAAATTTGCTTACATTGACTGTTGCTTTAAAAATACCTGATAATTGTTGTCCTCTAAGATTTGTTATGTTTGAAGAAGCATCAACAGGAGTTATTAAGTCAGTATCATTATCTTTGTTTGTTATTTTAAACTTTAAAGTATCTAAACCTGCAGGGTTTGCAAAATTAGAAAGTTGTCCATTAACTTTATTAAACAAATAAAAACTTTCATTATTGTTTAAAAATCTTATTTTATTAAAAGAACTAATAGGAATATGATAACTTGAATCATTTATTTTTATTCTAAGTTCTGGTACTAGTTTTTTATTTGTTAAGTGTCTACTTCCTAGTCTTTTAGCAAAATAAGATTTATTATTAAATAAAAATTCATTTGTAAGTTTTATCAAAAAACCTTTGTCAGTTGTATTTACAAGTTGTTGCTTAATATAGTCTGTTACGTTTAAAACAATATCTTCGTTTCCTTTTTCTACATAAAAGTCTGAACTTATTGAATCTGCATCAGCTTGAGTTATAATTCCTGGTATTTCCCAAATGTTATTTGTGCTACTGTCCAAGTTTGTAAAATTACAAGGACCTTTATCAGAAAAATATATTGTATCTTTACCAATTCCTTCATCAAAATCTTTTAGCATTTTTAAGGCTTCAACTCTAAACTCTTTTGGTTTAGTTATGCCAGTATTTACATCTTTTAATACAATCTCTGCTTGCAAATTTTCAAAAGAACCTTGTAAAGCACCAGCATCGCTTAAAGTTATCCATTCGCTTTTAAAGTTAGATATGTCAAATTTAACTAAGCATGCACTGTAATCTATTCTTGCAAAAGAAGATAAATTATATGAATGTGTCATGTTTGTAGGTAAAGTAAAAGACGTATCACCTGATGAACCAGATTTTTTCTGTTTTAAAACAAGTGTATTATTTGAATCTACATATGCATTTATTGCAAAGTCACTTTCAGCTTCAATTGCGGCTTTAATTAAGGATGCTTCGTTACCATTGTTTGATCCAACAATAGCTATATTGTTATTTAAAACACTGTCATTATTGTCAAATTCAAATGTTTTAGTAACGCCATTTGCATCTTTTAATACTAAAACTTGACCATCTTCAATGCTATTACTAAATTGAAATATTGCCCAAGAATTAGCAAATTTATTTTCATTGTAAAGTTTAAATAAATCTAAAGTTGCTGCATTTCCAGAATTTGCCTCGATACCTTTGTTTTCTCGAGTATTTATATTTGTAACGTAAGCATCTTTTTGAGGTTCTAATATAATAATCATTTGTATTCCTTATTTGCTGCCTGTAATATTAATATCATTAAATGTATACTTCATTTCAAATATGCCTCCTCTTTCAGGAAATATTAGTCCATTGTTGTAAGATATTGACGGACTGAATGTATTGTTATTGTATGATATTATTTCTAGTAACTCACTATCAAAATCTACTTGGCTTAAATTCTTTGAAACTATTATGTTTTCTTTACTGGTAATAATATCAGCAACACCTTCAGTTGACTTTATGATTACGTCGATCATATTCACATCGATTGGATCTCCTATTTGTAATAAGTCAAATCTCATTCTTTCAACTAGTCTTGAATTTACATCAAATATTACATTTTCAGGATCATATCCAGCTTTAACTACTATTTGAGCTTCAATTCCAAAATTAAAAACAGGTACATCAACAATATTAAAACTATCACCTATTACTCTATATTCATTTAAATAATTTGACATATTTTTTTTAATAGCATCTGATGCTGCTACGTAAAAACCTTCACTATTTTTACAAACAATAAATAAATCTTTTGTAAAGTTATTATAAGGATTATTTAGTGCTACTGCTTTGTTTATTCTACCAAAATCTGTAGGCATTGTTAAAATTCTAGATATTAAATCTTCGTAAGATACAATTCTATTTTGTGATCTTATAACCGATGGTATTTGCTGCTTTAATTCTTCTAAACTTAAAGCTTGAGCACCACCTACTGATCCTTGTTCATTATTTACAAATAATGATTCTATAACTGCATCTATATCATTAACGTTTAATGCTTCTTTTGGAAAAACCATTAGTGGTTCTCCTATTATATTCACAATAGAATTCCTGGAAACATTATGAGAAGTTCCTCCACCAGATTTATATGTAACTGTAATAGTTTTTCCTCTAGGGGAAATACCAAGAGTGTCGGATTTAAGAAGTTTTCCTGGATCCAAATCAGCTCTACTGAATGTATCTTTATTCTTTAAAGGTAAAAGTAGATCCTCTGGATTGTAAAAAATATCATCTTTTACTGTTTTTCCATTACCATTACCAAATCTTATACTTGTTCTACCTGTTAAAAAGTTTTCTTCTGTTACAAATCTTCGAGGAGCAGGTATTATGCTAATATAATTGTTTTCACCAGAAGTTTTCTTTTTAAATACAGTACTTTGACTTAAATAATCAACTTCAAAATACTCGTTATTGTCATTGTCATAAATAGAAATTATTGAAGTTATATTTTCTCTTTCTAGTTCTATTGAAATAAAATAATTTTCGTTATCTGGAATATTAAAAGTTTCTTCATATATTTGACCAGATACACATAATCCTTTTTTACTAACAAAATAAGTTTCAATACCAGTAAGAGATTCTTCCCCTACTTCTATTATATAATCTTTAGAAAAGTCTATGTCTTCTTGTAAAGTAAATATAATACCAGTATCAGACGATATAGTTGTCCCTTTTCTAATTTCTGGTAATAAAGTTTGATCAACGTTTTCATCAAATCCTTGTAAAGCAGGAACTTCTATTGTAAATGTAACATCTACTGAAGATGGTGAAGCTTTAGAATCTTTAATGTTTGCTCTTTTTAGATGCTTTACAATATTAGATGGATCTGTTGCTGTTGAGTAGTCTAACTCGTTAAATTGTTGTTCTGCATAATAAATTAAAGAATCACCAACAATTGATGCAAAGTCTAAAAGCATCCCACCTAAAGAAACTTCAGAAAAGTCTAAAATGTTATCTTTGTAAAAAGTATTTGCATAATCTAATAAGTCTTGTCTAAAATCAGAAAATGTTTGATTTGAAAACTGCCTTGTATTTTGATTTTTTAAATATTCTTCTAATTTACTTGTTGGCATTTTTTCTCCTAATTATTTTGAACTATTAATTGTTAGTGTAATTTCTTTTGTTCTATTTAACAAAGGTATAGAATACTTAATTTTTATTTCATAAATACTGTCTAAGTCTTTGTTGTTCTTATTTATTTCCTTGATACTACTATTTTTTAAATCCAAAGTATTGTTTTGATTTATTAAAAACTCGTATCCTTTGTTGTTTGATGAGTTTAGTTTTGCCTGTGCTAAATCTATCTTTTCAGAATAAAACTCTAACAAGGTTATACTAGGCATGAATTCTGAAACTGCATTTTCAATTTCCTTTGAAGCAATTTCAGCTACTTGATCTTGAGATAAAGTATTATTTGAGTATATGCTTTTAAGTTGAGTTCCAAATGTAGGAAAACCTAATCTTTCACCTTTTTGTGTCATAATAAGGTTTTTTAAATTATCTTCTATTTGTTTAGATATATCAAAATGCATTCTAAACAAACTCTCTGACTTTCTGGATCCTCTTTCAAGAGGTGTTTTAATCCCAATAGGCTTTTCTGGAACTTTAATTGTTTTTGCTTTATGCAAGCCTTGTCTTCTAAGCTGTGATAAAGAACTTCCTAACTCTGACATTTTAAACCTCTTTTTTAATATTAATTATGTTTTAAGAAGTTTTTGCAAACCTAGAGAGTATTTTATTTAAACTTTGTTCTAGATTATTATAGTGATCGCCAATGTTTGTATGCTCTCTATCA